CCTCGGCGCTAATCTATGGCGCGACCTAGGCACAAGGACGGACGCACCATCTCTCCAGCCAGCGATAATTTTTCAAAATATCTCCTGAAGCTCTGCAGTTAGTCAGACGTAATTTTCCAAAATATCGTCTGAAGCTCTAGTGCTAGGTCGCTTTTAGCGGCGCCGATATTTTTGCCAAAACTTTCTTTTACTCTCGGCTAGGTTGTTGCTGCAAAGTAAAATGATGCACTAAATGGCCGTGAAACCAAATTCTAGCTTCTTCTTCGTCCATATAAATCACAATCGGACGTGTTTTGCAAGGCCAGACCCAAGTTTCAGTGATAAATTGCCATTTCTTGCGATTTTGTCGATAAGCCAATAGCGGCTGAAGTCCTACTTCTCTAGCTTGGCGCTGAGCTTGACCCCACCAAGTGCTCACGGCAAGGGCTTCAACGCGCTTACACTCGGTGGCCAGCCCCGGAACACCAAGTAAATCGTGGCCACCGGAGCGAACCTGTTCGAGGTTTCTAATCAGATCAAGTTCAATCCCGATTTCTCGAGCCCAACTTGTAAGAAGTTGTGCGAGCTCGCGTTCGCCGTTAGCGCCTTTTACTTTTGAATTTAAGACCATGTTCCAACTCCGCTGCCAATAGCGCATTTTAACACGGCTTGACACGGGGCGCAAGCCTTGCTATCTTAGGCAATAGTGGGCAACGGAGAACTATCATGGACAAATTCAGAGAGAAACACATCCGCATCGCGCGGAAGCACTGGCACACCGCAACGCCTGAGGCTCGTGCTAACTTTTTAGCCGCTTTGGAAGCCTACGATCGCGAGCAGGCTATCCTCAAAAAAGAACGCGCTTGGCGGTTGAATCACCAACCTTGGATTCTTCTTATTTTTGGCATCTTTTTGGCTGACAACTTTCCAGACAGCCTGCTTGTTGCGGTCTTTGTGATCTTCACATGGCTATACTTCATTCTCTGGCTGGCTTTCGTCATGCCTTGGCTGGTCGGTCGCAAGGCTGGTGAAATCGTTTCGAGACACATGCATTGACCTTCTACAAGACACGCCAAGAAGCACAAACGGTGGCCGATGCGCTAGACGACACACGAATTGCGCATACCAAGGTTGAATTAGAACCGGGTAATGGCTGGTGTGTCGTCATCTTCCCAAAATTCTACGATTTGACGGAATACGGTGACCGTTTTGAAGTGCGCGATCCTGTTACAGGGCGGCGGTTGACGCCCCGGTTGGCTCCTACTAAGGCTCCTGTAAGAGCTCCTGTAAGAGCTCCGGCTCCCGCTAAGGCTCCGGTCAAAACGGTTCTGGTTGCGGGAGATTCTGTTATTAAGCCACCTTGGGAAACTTGATGGATTACGCTGTTCTTCGATGTCGAATGACATACGACTTCTTTATATGGGGTCGTGACGATCATAAACTATGGATTCCTCTAAAAGACGGCGCAGCCGCGATGCCCGGCTACGCTTTCATCCCGCCACAACGGTGGCCATCATTGCGAAGGGTTTGTCCTTCGCGCTTTATGGCTCGAGTTCTTGAATACAGTTCTGACTATAAACCAAAGACTGTTAGTAGTGAAGAGCTTTCACAACTTCAGATATTACTTAACGAATCTAGAGACGAAAATCAGTTCAAAATTGGTGATTTTATCGAAGTTTTAGCAGGTCCGTATCGGCAACTTTTGGGGCGAATTGTTAAAATACGCGATGGCGAAGCCCGCGTTTTGCTAGGAAATCACTATATCAACCTGCCGATCCAGCTTTTACGTCAACTTTAGGCTTGACACATAATTCCGAATCGCTATATGTTGCTGTCGATGGATTGGGTTGCCCTCAATCTAGGCTTTTCAAAGCGTCTTGCGGGACGCTAAGTGCTACGCAATGAGGCAACGATGTTTTCCCATCTGACGCTAAAAGAAAAACGAATCTTTCTGACTGCGCAAGAGTTTTTGGAAGCCTGCGTTTCTTACTTTCAGTGGTGCGTTGATACGCCCCTGGAAGAAGAAAACATCTTTCAATACAAAGGGAGCATCGTTCGCGGCTATCGTGCAAAAGTTCGTCCTTTCACGAAAACGGGTCTAGCCCAATATCTCTCGATTCCGGTTTCGCGGCTTGAAAAGTATCGGGAACGTGGTGAGGATTGGGCGGAAGCTGTTGAACTCGTCGAGCAGGCGATCTACACGCAAAAGTTCGAAAACGCTGCGGCTGGATTGTTGAACTCGACGATCATTGCTCGTGATCTTGGCCTTGCTGAAAAGCAAGAGCTTGGTGGAATTGTTGATGCGCCGCCTGTCGCATTCAACATTACCCCGATTAAGGCAGGGACTTTTGTGGAACCTGTCGAAGAAAAAGCCCCGGAAGCAGACGCCACCTGAGTCCTTGAGGTTGTGCGTCTCCGGCGCTCAGAGGGGCCGGGTTGCCGCTGCCCACGGTTTTCCCGCCCGGTCCCTCGCTCCTTTCAAGAGGAGTTAGCGATGAGACGATTGTTGCTTGCATTGATGCTCATGCCAACGACCGTGTTCGCTGAGAACACGGTTTCTTTTGGCTGTAAGGTCGGCATAGGCGAAATAACGCTAACGTCTTTGACGCTAACTGATACCACAAAGCCGGGCGCTGTTGCTGAGCTTCAATATGATAACCGCTCGGTCAACTATATGTGCGATAACGGCACTTTCGAGCTAACTCACAATGGTTTGACAATTCAGGTCATGTTCACTTGGACCAGCGGTGCTGACTTGATTGAAGTTACTGTTCCGGAAGGCTACATCGCTTACCCGGACTCACTTTCATTGGGCGAAGGAGAAGCGGGGCTCCTTTACATCTATTCCGACAAAAGCGTGGGGATGTAATGTCTGACCTCACCTGCAATCCTCCTTGCGGACCAAATGACCCGAATTCGCTCCCGGTTCGTCCGACAGGCGGCACTACTCCGTTCAATGTAACTATCGAAGAGTGCGACGGCCCGCAGGTTCGGCAGGCAACCCAAACTGTTGAAGTCCTTTGGCCGGAAGGCATGATCGTTCGCACGCGACCCTGCGATCCAGGCACTGACGAGTTTGATTCGTTCATCCGCTGCGATCCTAACACCGGCGATAGTATCATTGTCGTCGTTTCATACTCGACAGCGGGTGTTCCAACGGCTACGGCCTACAATCTGGACGGTTCGCCCTACGGTGGCCTGCTTAGCGATCTAGTTCAATGTCCTGACGCTGATCTAGAAAGTGATCCGCTTCCTTGGTGCGATAACGGTCAGAACGTTACGCAATGGATCGTAAAGTCAAACGGTCAACCTAACGGAACTGTTTACTGGACTGATGCAAACGGAATTGTTATTCCGCCGCCGTCTGGTCCTAATCTGGTGCGCGGGGTTTGCCCAGTTGTTCGAACTAATCAGTGGCGGGCTTCCGGCGTTCTTCCAGCAAATAACGTATTCAATCTAGCCCTTGCCGCAGGGACTACTGATGTTGTTAGCTTCACAGTTAGCTTCATCAATGATTTTGGCTCGATTGATGGGGTTGTAACCCCGCCCGGTTCTTGGACTTGGAGCGCAGAGCAAGGCCAAGAGATTACAAACCTCCCGACCAACATCACGAGCACTGGATCGTTCTATGTCCATTGGACTGAACGTTCGTAAACAAGGAGACTAAGATGTCGCTCACAAACGGTATGTTTAATTCTAGCCTGATTGCAGACCGGATCAAAGGTCTGCACTCGGCTTCGTCGGAGATCGTCGCAGGTTCGCCTTACTCGCAGACCTATATTCTTGGCTCGGCTAACCCTCAGCAAGGCGTGACAGTCTATAACGTCTCGGGCAATTTGGTTCGTGCCACGATGGTTTATGTTGCGGGCACTGTTTTCAACGGTCCTCCGCCGACTCAAGCGTTCTTGATTCCCGCAGGTGGTGTCTTCTCGGTTGATCTTTCTGATGATGACACAGGTGATTACGCAGCTATTGCCGCACTTCAGTTTGAAGTTGTGAGTCAACCGGCAGGTCCGACATTCCAAGAAACGTCTACTTTGCCAGCCGCGCCCGGTTCTGCTGTTCAGCCCGGCTACCTTTATGTGAACTTTGCCTCCGACTAATCGGCTGATGGTCGAATTCCAAATCAGCAAGGACTTAGGCTATGGGTATTACGTCAGGTCAGCGTTCTGATAGAGGCGAGGAAAAAGTTGTTCTTGGGTGTTACACGCCCAATAACATTCTTTTGCCTTCTCAAACGCTGTATGCCCACTATCTAGTCCAAGTTGGAGTCGAAGATTATCTTCTTGGCTACACGCTGGATGGAGTTCGGCCGGCTGTGTTCACTATTGACCTCGCCACCCTTGTTCCGGGTGGCGGGGTCTGGACTCCGGGAAGCTGCGATGGCGACTTCACGGATGTGCAATGCCTTGAATACATAGTTCCTGCCCGCGTGTATGGCTATGTAACTGGCGAAACTCTTCGAGATAGCAGCGGCAACGTATTCTTTACGGCCGGTGTTTTACCGACACTTGATTCAGCTCTTAATTCGGCCGTTCAAGACTACGACACAGGTCTTGTCTATTTTCTAGAGACGGTTCCGCAATCGCAGGCCACCGTTGTTGATCCGAGTGTGCCAGCGGTCGTATCGGTTCTGCCGCTCTCCGGTGGCCTTCCTTTCCCGACATTTTGGCGGGCTTCTGCATTCAATCCTGTGACTGGCGAAATCTGGGCTTTTGGTTCGCTAGGTCCAGGCTTCACGATTGAGGCTTACACGCTTAATCCGACAACTGGCTTCTTGACGCTGCGTTGGGTTAGCTCGTTTAATATGAACCTTGGCGGTGGCGGTGCCGCTTTCAATAGCCAAGGTCGCCTCTATATGCGTGATGAAGTCACTTCTAATACGATTGTCGAGTGTGATCCGAATAGCGGTAATGTGCTCGACACGATCACGCTTCCGGCTAATTTCTGGAATAACCGGGCTGGAATGTCGTTTGACGAAAATGACGTTCTGCACATTGCTAACTACGGCACCAACACGATTGAGACCTATGTAATCAATCCGGGCTTGCCGCAAACGATCACTCCGATTGGAACCTACGGCGGCTTCGTTGGCCAGAATAACTTTGAACTGCTTCGTAGTGTTTTCCAAGGGCCAACAAAGTTTCGGCGTTACTTCCACAAGGACTTCAACAGCGACTTTGTGACTATTCAAGATCATGATTACGTCACAGGCGACGCTATTACCCTACCGGAAGATTCGGAAGTCGGTCCGTGCGATAGTTTTGTCAATCCTACGCAAAATAGGACACCTGCTTTTCGCACCGAAGTAATTGATCTGCTTGGCCCTGGACCTGCTCAGATCAATATCTCTTCGACTCCTGGCCTTGTTTCTTGGACAGTTCGAAATCGAGACCCAAATGATGGTTCTGCGGCGCTAACTGTTAACGGTGTCAACTTCCTGATGGACGGAAACGAAACGATGTCTTCGGGTGGCGTTAATGAGGAAAAAGCTGTTCTAAATGATAGTCTTCAGGTTGTTGTCATTGGTCCGAGCGTTGGTGTTCGGATAACCTTGCTGAGGCGAGTGTAATGATCGGCGTCAACACCTATAACGTTCGTCAAGCTAAAAACGCTGGGATTGACATTCCAGTTCCAAACGTTGTTCTTGTTAAGCGCAGCGGCTCTGGTATTTCGAACTTTTCTAACGATCCGGTTAATTGGTTTCATGAAGTCTACGTTAGATTTCAAACCGTTCCGGAGAGTTTTAAGGCTGCCGAAGACCCTTGGCTGGAGCTTGCTTGGTGCCGACATACTCGAAAAGACCCGCTAGGTCGCCCAAACACGCGAGAGCGACATACTAGAAGATGGTCATTTCCTGATGATCCTGTATTAAAGACAGGTGGTGGTATCGGCAACGGCACTCAAAACAATCCAGACGGCACGGCAATTCGCCGCTCCAAATGGGCAATTACGCCTGTTGATGGCGAATTTGCGACTGGCGGCCGGATACAACTAGAGCATTATTTTCGGCGTGGTCTTATTAGAGTTTTTAGTTTTTCTCTTAACCATACTTTTATAAAAATGCTTCGTCCTACGTTTCTCGAAGATCGACGATATGCTCAATCTTTTTCGCTTAGCATTTTTAATCCGCTTTCAAAAGTTCCTAAATATCATGGATATGAAAACACTTACTTTGCCTTTGCCTTTTCTGTAAAAGATCCAAATGCTTCACATCCTGGAGACAGAATTGTAGGTCCTTTGTCAAAAATTATCAAAGCTACTGCTAAAACAGCAAGTAATTCGTTTCCTATTAGCTATGGAAATAATAACCAGCCGCAAATCGTTGGAGACGGAGATTACTTGTATTTTCAATTTGTGCGAGGAAGGTGAGGTGGCCTTGCTGGGAGGTTCTTTGTTCTTAGGGTCTCCGTGCGCGGAGAGCATGTGTTCTTAGGGTCTCCGTGCGCGGAGAGCATGTGTTCTTAGAGCCTCCCTGCTGGACTACTTCGAAAGACCATGGAGAATATGATGGCGCCAAAGACTTACGAGGATGGTCTTTTGGAAGGAGAAGTTAAGATGTTACAGCAAATTACAAAATCACATGCTGAACGTCTTGATTCTCATACACAAAGATTGACCATTTTAGAGCGAATTATCTGGATGGTCTCTGGTGTCATGATTTTTATTCAGACATTTCCACTTCTTCGCCAACTTGTTGAAATGACAGGGCAAAAGTAATGCTACCGCTTCGAGTCAAGGATACAACCAGAGTTCTATCAGGCGGTAAAGAGCATCGACCGCTTGCGATTCGCGATGAAGTTATGGTTCTTGACGGTTGCCCTATCAACGTGATGACTTCGGCATGGGAACCTACGCCCGCTGAACTCTCTGTATTGCTTCGTGGCGGCTCTGTTCGTTTGTCAATTTTAGGGACAAGTCATCCCCCGGTCATGATGTCGGTTGAGGAGCCGCCGGAACTATGACAAACCCTTTTTTCTTTCGACCTAAGACAAATTATCCTTCCGAACTTGACTACGGCGTTGTTAATGATGAAGTCGAGTGGGAAGATAATTGGATTTCAAATGCTATGGCTTGGGTAAGCCAGAAACTTATGCCGACTTGGTGCGCTACTCCGTCACATTGGACTTCAAAGTTTTCTAACTACTTTTGGACTTCCTGCGGCTGCTGCTTGTTGTTCCGCGGAATTGTGATCGGAGCCACGTTGGCCCTCGCTTTCATGGGTATTATCAACTCGATCTTCTAAGGAGCCAAATATGGGTTGCGGATGCGGTGGTAAGAAAATCAGTCGTCAAAGCGGAAACCGACAAGCATCGGTAGTCGTTAATCCAAATATTCAATCAAGCAACAGTCAAGCTCAAGTCGCCAAAACATACCAAAGTGCGACTATCACGCGAGCGCCCCGAACGCCAATAGTTCGCCGAACTGTGTGACATGGATAACTTGATCGTTCCGGAAGTTTACCTACCGCTTTGGACTGGTAAGTTTCCAGATACCCAAGAACCTATCGAGCACTACGCCTTCTACGGTGGCCGTGGAGGCGCAAAGTCACATAGTATTGGGGAAGCGATCATTGGTGCTTCGTGTAAGAAAGAGGAGCGGATTGTCTGCGGTCGTCAGTTTCAAAACTCGATCAAAGACTCAGTGAAAGAACTGCTGCAAATTAAAATCAAGAAAATGAATATGTCAGCGTTCTTTACTGAAACAGAAAGAGAACTTGTTAACGTTTCGACTGGATCAAGATTCTCTTTCATTGGTATGGATCGTAACCCCGACAGTGCAAAGTCTTTGGAAGGTTGCACTATCTTCTGGGGCGAAGAAGCGCATATGTTTACGGCTAAGTCGGTTGAAATTATTATCCCGACTGTTCGGACGCTAGGGTCGCGAATGATTTGGTCGTGGAATCCGCGCTATCGCACAGACCCAGTTGATAATCTTTTTCGTGGAGCTAATATTCCGGAACGGTCGTATATCCGAAAAGTAAGCTGGCGAGATAACCCCTACTTCATGCAGACCCGGATGCCCTCGGAATATCGCCGGTCGCTGAAGAATCCAAAACGGCATGTTCATATCTGGGAAGGTGGTTACGACGAAAATCCCGATGTCGCGATCTTCGATAACTGGCGTGTCGGTCGAATTGATGTTCCTCCAAAGATTCGTCCTCGCTTTGGTGAAGATTTTGGATACGGCTCGGACCCAAACGTCATCATTAAACTCTATGTGCTTGAAGACGAGGGTATTGTCTATATTGCGGAAGAAGCTGTAGGCTATAAAGTTTCTAACCGCGACCTGCCCGCGCTGATGGACACCATTACTGAAATTCGTGACTGGCCGATTACCGCAGATAGTGCAAGACCTGAAACAATTGAATACCTACAATCCAAGGGATTCAGTATTCACAGTGCAAGAAAAGGTGCTGGTTCAGTCAAAAATGGAATTAACTGGTTGCAAGGTTTTGAGCTTGTTATTTCGCCCGATTGTCCGGTGACAGCTGATGAAATCCGAGACTATAAATGGCATACAGACCCTAACGGAAAACCGCTGCCTCTTCCGGCTCCTAATCAGAACGATCATTGTATTGATGCCATAAGATATGCGGTTGAAGATTTGACAATTTCCTACTCTGGTGAACAGGCCGCCGATGTCTTGTATATCTAAGGGTCTGCTATGAGGCTTCCGAGGTTATTTGCACCTAAAGCTGCTCCACCTCAAAGCCCGGTTGATGCACCGCTTCAACCGCAAGTTTTCTATTTGAATTCTGGTATTGGTGTTGCTGTCATTAAAATGTCGGATTACATCTCTCTAGAGATGGCACTTCGACATCCCATCGTTTACCGAGCCCTTGTTAAGATTTCAGAATCTGTTCAGCAAGTTCGTTGGATTGCTGATGTTGATTCGCGAGCACCAAAAGCCGATCAGCAGAACAAGGCATCGGTGGTTAAGAATATTCAGGCTTTGCTGGATTACCCGAATCCAGATATGACTCCGGCTCAGCTTCGCTATTGGATGACACTGAATTTCGCGGGCTACGGTCGAGTTCCGTTGCGAATTTCCTATATGGCGACTGATCGTGAAAGACCAAACGGAATTTATCCATTGGAAACTCGCCACGTCCAAGCTGTTTTGAACGAGCGTGGTATTGTGGTTGAGTATGTCTATGGGACATCGCCTAAGCAAACTTTTCAGTCAAAGTATTCTTGGGAACGAAATGGTCGTGACTCGAAAGGCTTTGTGACACAAATCTGGCGTCCTGGTCTCAAGGGATACCAAAATCGAGAGGACATTAATAATCCGCTTCAAGCAATCGGTCTTCCGGCGCAAGTTATCACCGAGCTTTTGAAGCGTGCTGTTAAAGCTGCTTCGGGCCATCCGAATGTTCGTTATATGGTGACTTGCTCTAAAACACTTACTGTTCCTCAGCTTGAAGCACTAAAAGAGCATCTTGGGCAAGAATCAGCCTCCGGTGGTGCTGGATCGGGGACAGTCCCTGTTCTACAAAATGCAGGCGAAATTGAAATCCACAAATTGGATAACGACCTGTCTGACATTCACAGCAAGCTACCGAGCGACGACATGGCCCGGCTCATTTTTGGGGCTTTCGGTATCCCGCTAGCAATTAGCGGCCTCGGGGCGGCTGATGCTGCGAAGTTTACGGGTAATTTCAAAGATAGCCGACTTTCGTTTTGGCAAGATACGCTCTTGCCTTCGTATATCGAACCTTTGTTTGAAGGATTAACTCGGGCTTTGTGCCCTCCGGGCGTTCGTATCTTCCCTGACATGGAGTCGATCCCGACTATGGTAGAAGCCCGGACTGAAGCAATGCGCGCCATGTCATTTGTGTCTTTCTTGACAACTAACGAGAAACGGGCTATGTTCGGATGGCCTGCCACAACGGAACTTCCGGCCACCCCGTTTAAGGTAGGTGCGGCAGAAGGAGCAGAAGCTGGAGCTACGGATGAAAACGGCGCTCCAAATCAGGAGAACCAGCATGACCAGCAAACGGCAAATTGAGAAGGAAGCCCCTGCTCGGCGGCAATGGCTGGACCTGAAATATGTTCCGGCCACCGATTTTGAACTGAAAGAGCTTGGCGAAAAGCCGGACGGCTATATAGCGGGATGGGCTTCGACGCCTGATCTTGACTATTATAATCATGTGGTCATGGTTAACGCTTTTGCTGAGTCTATTGCGCGTAAAGGCTTGAATGGTCCAAAGGGAATTAAGTTGCTCATCGGACATGATCGAGACAAGCCTGCCGGAGCTATTCGCATTTTGGAAACGCGCGGCGAGCGTCTTTGGATCGAAGCCCAATTGAATTTGAATATTAGCTATGTTCGGGATGCTTACGAAGCCGCTAAAATGGTTGGTGGCTTTAGCTTTTCGGTTGGTTTCTATCTAGAAGAATACGAATTCAAACAAACGCCTGATAAGACCGAGTATCTTCAGATCAACAAAGGAGAACTCGAAGAAATCTCGTTGGTCGTGTTTCCTGGAAATCCGGAAGCAATAATGACCTATCTAAAAGAATCAAACACCGATGACGAAGATATGGTGTTTGCCTCTATTGCCGAGCTCGAAAAGGCGCTGGTTCGCGAAGGGCTTGTCAAAAGTCGGAATGTTGCAGCACGCTTGACTCAGGTAGTTAAGAAGAACCTAGAGCTGTTCAAACCGGCTTCGGCGGAAACGCCTCAACCCGCCCAGGTGGCGAAGGAGAAAATAAACGCTCTTAACACCTTGATTGGTGAACTAAAAGGGCTTTTCTGAAACCATCGTTGCGGAGAATAGATATGCACGATACTAAGAATTCAACTGCGTTGACGCCGCTTCGCGGAGCATTTATCAAGAAAGATGCCCCTGCGGATCACAAGCTGCGTGACGAAGGGCTTGAAGTTCTTACCAAAGAACTTAGCGATGCTGTGTCCTTGGTCAAGAAGTTTAAGGGCGATTTCGAATCCAATGCAACAGAGCTGTCGAATCTGAAAAAGTCCATTGGCGACATTTCCAGGGCCGACGGTGAAACCCGCGACAAGCTGTCGAAAATGTCTGATGCCGTCGCTGACGCAATGGCAAAACTTCAGGCTTGCGAGGAAGCTGTCAATACTATCAAGAAGGAAATGGACAGTCCGCTCTATCGGGGTGGCAAAGACCTTGAAGATTCTGACCGCCGTGCGGCAATCGAACTTCAGCGTCGGGTTCATATCTACAAGGGTGGCTCGCACGAAGATTTTCGTGAAAATCTTGATGATCTTGTTACGCCTTCGGATTACCGCTCCGCGGTTCGCAAGCTGATGCGCGTTGGTTTGGAATCAAAAGCCAAGATCATTCGTGATTTTACGGAAGCAGAACGTAAAGCGTTTGATGCGGCTTCTCTCGACGCTGCGTTCTTCTCGCCCGAAATGCTCGGAATTGAGATCGACTGCGAGATCGAATGTGCTTCGATGCTTGACCTTTACGCTCAAGTGTCGGTGTCTCGCTCGACATTCATGTTTCCGCATGTTCAAAGCTACGGCGACATTGGGAAGTATGATTGCGATGCGAAATGCGACGCTGAATATGGTCCCGAAGGCAACATCACTTGGAAGAACGGCCACACCTATGACTATCGCGGCGTGTTCTGCTTCCAACGTGATACCCTGCGCGAAGCAAACTACGACCTGCTTGGCTTCATGATGCGGGCGGCGGCTCGGTCCTATCGGATTAACCGCAACCAGGCTCTGATTACCGGCGATGGTATCAACGAACCGATGGGCTGGCTCACGCAAGACTGCTTCACAAAGGTTGCTACGCCTGCGCAAAACCCGACTCATCAAGATTTGCGCCAATTCTGGGCTTCGCATCCTGTTGAATACGGTGGTCCCGTCATCGCGGTGATGCACCAAAACGTGTTTGCCTACTTCGCTTCGATGGTGGACAATGACGGACGCTTCCTGTTTGGCGACGGTCTGATGTCGTTCTCGCCGGATGACGTTCGTGAGCGGATTCGTATTTCGAACTGCTTGCCTGACCCGACCGAAGGTGGCACGCTCGGTTCTACCGCTCAACCTTTCGCGGCAGGTTCCTTCATCATGGCGGCTGGCGTTTGGAACATGGCTTTTGCGGCTGTTGACCATCGCCCGATGTTCATGGAACAGTATGAAGGCGGTTCGACAGCTTGGTGCGTCAAGTATCAATTCGGGGCGAAAGACGGCGGGTTTGTCATGTGCTGCCCTGCTGCCCGAATTCTCGTCGCTGGCGCGAACTGATAAGATTGACGGTGGCCTTCGGGCCACCGTTCTGAGGTCAAAAATCGAGTAGAGAACTACGGAATCAGGTCTTTCACGCAAGATTGACCGACTAGATCAAAGCACTAGTTTCCGCAACCCCTGAAGGAGATACCTTCGATGCCTGTTAACTCCAATATCGCCATTCAAAATGTCGGAACTCTTGCGTGGGATGGTGCGCAGAGCTTTTCTTTTGACATCCGAAAGTTCACGCGGTTTGCGTGGTCTTTCGAAGTCGTCGGGCCGATTACAGTTAATGCTGTGTTCGGTTTTGAAGCGGCTCCGCCTTCTACGCAAGACCCTTGCGTTCCGGGTCAGTTTTCTCCGGTAGCCGAAATCGCTCTTTGCTCTCAACCGGCTTTTACAAATGCACCGTCAGAACCTGCTCGCGTGACAATTCCTGCCGGGACTGCGGTTCGCACGATTTGCGGTGGCACGATCCCCTGTCGGCCGAATGCGTTCGTTCGGATTGTTCCGATTTCGGGCTCTACCTCAAGTATTCGAGCCGTAATGCTTCGGCAAGGTCCGAAGATGCCATGAGGCAAAAGGTAGCAGGGCCTTATCGAGTCCGCAGAGGCCAGACTGCGCGACTCACTGTTTCACTTCGCAAAGGTATGAAATCAGCTTTTTGCGAAGTATTTTCATCGGTTGGTGACTACGAGCCTTCACCTTACATCCCGCCTTCAAAATTGATGCTTAAACAGGATGAACCGCAGTTACTAACTCCAACAACAATTCGTTTGTCACAAGCGATGCCGAAGCGAACAATAACGCTTGATGTCGAAGAAGATTGTCAGCTTTACATCATGCAGGACTTAGACATGCGGAATGCTCCGCTTGTTAAAGCAAGGATCAGAGCCCATGGAAATGCCCTATATCTACAGGCGTGCAGATGGATACGTCGAATCTTTGGACGGCGACATCGGCGTCACAATGAAGTATTTTACGGGGATGACTCTCGAGGGTAGAAAGTATTTTACATTTCGTCCTTACGTCACAGCCGATTCGATTAAGGTAGAATGGAATCAAGATGACAAACTTTGCCTTTTTGAATCGAGTATTGGGACATTGTTGCTGAACTTGAACTATGCAACCGTCCCGGATGATGCTGCGCTAGAATGGGCGATGGACCGCTATAACGCGCCCGCTGACGCTGCCCCTGACGCGCCCGCTGATCCGCCCGTGGGTGCTGACGCTGCCCCTGACGCGCCCGCTGACGCTGCCCCTGACGCTGCCCCTGATGCGCCGGTTGTGCCGCCTTGGGCTGATTCAAGTTCGACAAAGAAATGACGTTAAGTCATCGTCTGATTCATCCGATCAGATGTAACTGAAAGAGGAGAATAAACCGATGGGTCGTCTCAACTGCGTTCCCGCCTGTCCGGTCAATCCGCCGGTCGTCCGGGTTTCCGCTCCGTGCTTCGTCTGCCGCGAGCAGTAAACATTCAGGCGGTCCTCACAAAGGGCCGCCTACTCTAACCGGAAGGAATTAGTCATGCTCTACTTCTCTGTTGATCCTCGCGACGGTGGCCCTTCCGGTGCTGTTTGCGATGCGTGCTGTTGCTTGCCAGTTAGCCTTCGACCGGGCGAGACGAATCTCATGCAGATCAATTACGCGCCATGGTCTCTCCCGATTGGCAGCCCCGGAATTGTTCCGACGTTTGACTTTGATATTGTCGCTAACGAAGAGAATTGTCCATCTGGCGATATTGATGGCTTTCCTCCACCGCAGAATACGAACTATCAGGCTCCAAATACTCCAGTTAATACTAGCTCTGGTGTTAACATCGGTGTTAACTTGACACCGTCTGGAAACAGTTTCAAGTTTGAGATTTTGCCGCTTTCTGGTCCTTATCATGGAGTAGTAACGCAACCCGGTGGTCAATACAATCCTTCTGTTCAATATTTTCCAAATAATGGATTTGAAGGATGGGATGTAACTTGGGTTAAGATCACTGATGCTCAAGGCCGTTGGATTGTTCGTTCGATTGTTTGGAGCGTAGGCACTACTATCGGTTTGCCTCCTCGCGAATACACGTCGCTTGTTCCTTTTATTGACCTAGGAAAGGTCATTACGGATCAACGAATGCAAACAGTTCGTTTTCCGATTACAATGCCAATGTCGTGTCGTCCTTGCGACGAGTATCGACTTACTATTAAGCAACCTGCAAACGACTGTGATCGGAATAGATATTTTCACATATCGTGCTTCGATATTCGGTGCCGGGATTGTAGCTGATGCTTAGAGAAATCACTCGCACCGATACGAATGATATGGCGTCGATGAAAGGTCGTTGCTTCGACTTTGAGAAGATATTGCCGCTAAGTCTCATTCGAACGCATACTAAAACCGAAGATGTCATTACGGTGACAGATGAACAACTCTCGCTTTACCGGGCAGCCGCCATTCAAGCAGCCGAGAAATATACCGGCTTGTTCTTCGGTGGCCAACGTGTTCTTGTTGAACCTGTAAAGCAACCATTTTCGTTCTGGGAGATGCCTGGAAGGTATTTTACTCATAAAACACGATTTCCATTTGCAGAGCCATTTGCCTATTTGTTTGGCGATCCATCGCGGGCTATTGAACGACTTCCAGTTGTTGTCGGAACTAACGAAGCCCGAATTGCATATCATCCCGGCGATATGGGAATTGGTTGCTGTAATCCGTGCCGCGACAAAGCACAACTTCAGATTCAATATGTTGCTGGATATAGCACGGAAAGTGATCTTCCAGCCGGACTGGCAATAGGTGCACTTAAATATATTGCTCATTTGATCGAAAATCCCGGTGACGCTATTCGTCGTTCTAATTCTACTCAAGCCTTGGCATTGAATTTGGACGCCAATAATCCGGCTCTAGCATCGGGGGCGATTGACATATGGCGAACGTTGAAGGATAATGCCGTATGATTTCTGCTTTGCGGCATCGCGTCGTTCTTTGTAGCCAGAAAGACGTTATCACGTCTCATGGTAGTTTGACGCTTGTTCGCAAAGAAGTCATGGCTACTTGGGCTTCTATTGAAGCTAAACGAGGGAGTATGTTTAGCCCGAATGGGCAAGCTATGATGGACAACCGAAACGAAAGAACTCACATCATAAAGATTCGGTATCGTCCAGACCTTGAAGTTTCAAGCTATGCGTGGATATATGAGGAGCGCAGAATCTCCCCGCCGCGCTGGTTTAAGATTTTGACAGTGGATCAAACGGAAGACGGCTGTTCCCCCTGCTACGAATTCGGGTGCCGTCTTGTCGAACGAAGCGATGAGGCGCAAAAGCCCGAAACTCCAACGGTGGTCGCTTCTCTGCCGAAAGGTGTGCACCTATGACTGACGTAGTTATAGATTTTAACACAAGTCGATCAGGTGCTTTTGAAGCGGTTTTAGACGAATCGGCAATTCGTCTTTGGGTTGAAGGGGTTATTCGACGAGCTGATATAATCCTCTATAGAGGTATGTTAAAAGGACCACACACCGGAGTTCTTGCTCGTCGCAAAATTAGTAAGGTTTGGTTTCGCCGCTCAGTAAATGTTCCTGAAGAAGAATATCCTGCGATCGACACTGGCAAGCTAGTTAAAAGCATCGGTATTCGATTTACCCCGGCTCGCTTTAGCGGAATAATTGGAACAAATACTTCCTACGCAAAATACCTTCGGCAAGGCACCCGCTATATGGAACGTCGAAAAATGTCTGATACTGCGTTGCGAGAAAGTCTTGAACGCGGTAGACCTTTGACGGGTTATGTGAAATGGCGATCCCTCTAATTCTCGATGTAGCTGAGAAAATTGGGGTCTGGTTTCCAGACCTTGGTGGTCGTTCTATTGCTGTTAGCGAAGTTGATCCTTTTGATAACAAAACAAATATTCCAACTTTGCCGCTTGCGTTTACAGCTCTAATAAGCGAAACTGGAGCTCAACCTACTAACGGTGGCGGAAAAATTACAATTACAAGCGATTTCATTATACAGTTTATGTATGAGCCTGTTAAATACAATAGGGCCGATGGAACTGTTACTCCTTTCTACGCTTTCTATAACTACGAAAGCCTCCGCAATCGTTTGTTGACGTTCATGCATAGCTATAGAACTCCAAACAACGGCGGAGTATCTTATCTATCTCTCGATGTCGAGAGCAATGAGTTTGCTGTCGTCATCACCTTTCGATTTCGCGCCTCCGAAGTCTGGTGTCGCGAACCCGACGATCCTTCGTGTGATGATCTGGCGAAGGAACCGTTTGAAATACAGATCATCGGACGTGTGCTTCGAGCAAGGTCTAATCGCCCGTGCGATCCTTGTGAGGAATGCGTCGAACCTGACCCTTGCGATTTTGCAAGAATTTGAAAGGAACTGTCATGGCAATGGACTCTCGAAATATCCGGGTCAAAGCCGCTCCCGGTCGGGTCGCACGGACCTCGCCTCGCGGCGATATGATCCCTGAAGACCGCTTTGTAACCGTTCAGCGCACGCCCTATATCATGCGCTTGATTGAAGTTCATAACGATTTGATCGTGGAACCGGACACCGCCCGCCAAGCTGCCCCGAAGGTAGCCCCTGCCCCCTCTGCCAAGGAGTAATTGAATATGGCAATCGACTCGCTTCGTGACGGTTTTATCCGTCTTTGCTTCGATCCGAGCAAGAATATTCTCGGCGAAGTTTGCCGTGTTGTTCTGGAAGGTCAGTATTACGATCCTGGCTCCAGCACGATTGTTCCTAATGTCTTGACAAAGGTTACTTCTATCAAAGACATCGACTCTCAGTTTGGTGCTGGTTCGGTTCTCGCCGAATCTCTTAAAACCGCAATTAATTGCTGCGGTGATCGACGGATCGAGATTTTTGCTCTTCCGCGTCAAGACGCTCCGACTGGCGTTGCTGCTGTCTACACTTTGACGGTTACAGGTCCGGCAACTTCTGACGGTCGTATTGACATCTATTGGGGCGACGGTCGCTGGAATATCAGCGTTCCTGTTTCAACGGGTGATACGGCCACCGCAATTGCTGCCGCGATTGCTGCCGCTGTTCCGCCTGACTTTCCCTATACGGCAGTTGCAGCCCTCGGCGTTGTCACGCTCACGGCTCGCAACGCGGGGACTGTTGGAAACTTCCTCAATCCGAATGTCAACTGGCATGGATTGAATAATTACTTCCCCACGGGTGTGACGATCACAACAACTCAAACGGTGGTCGGTGCAAACGATCCAGCTCCGCTGAACTACAATACGGTGTTCGGCGATTGCTGCGTTTGCTGCTTTGCCATGCTCTACGGAAATGTAGCTTGGCAAAATGGTGCGATCAACTATCTTGAAGATGCTTGGTCTTGCGATAAGCCTCAGTGTTTCGGACACGGCTACACTTACAATGCGGGTGCGCTTGGGCAGATTCTTGCCCAAGATACAAACTCGGCTGTTGTCTCGCGCATGGCACATTGCCTCACCGATCCGAACTTCCCGTGGCTGAAAGTTGCTGCTTATGCGGCGAAATCTTGCTGCTTGACAGTTGATAATCCGGAACTTAGCATTCAAGGACCGCAATTCGGTGTTCTTGACTGCCTGTCGTTCCCGGAAACCTGCTCGTCCTGCTTCACCTTCGACGAAATGCAGCAGCTTGTTGAAGCTGGCTTTGTTCCTACGGTCCCCGTTTCCGGTGGCCAAGGCTCGCTGACTTCGCCTCAGATCGTGGCTGATATTACGAACAATCGCTACGATGCAGAAGGTCGAGAAAACTTGACTTTCCAGTCGGTTGCTTCTCGTCGTCTCGCTACGGTGACTGCTACGGAGCTTGCAAAACATCTTCAGCAATTCAATGGTCTCGGCTACTACAGCGATGCTACGAACATTCGTGAGGGTGCTCGCGGGACGAATCGTCGGGCTATCCTTGGCTCGACGCGCGCTTGGGCCAAGTCGAAGGTTGGAACGCTCTTTAGCGAGTTTGAGGACATCAACAAAGACATCGAAGTTACAGATGACTTTGCTGTCTCGCCTCGATGCAATGGTGTCCCCGGCAAGCTGTATTTGAACATGATCTATCGTCCGCCTGTTCGGATTCGTCAGATCGTGGTCAATGCAACTCCGCAACTTCTTACGAACTGCTAATTTGATAAGCCGCTTAGGCGGCTTATCTTCCATCACCGCTATTGAAGGAGAACTGCTATGGCAGACTGCGGCAATCAAGTAGGCGTTCGGAACATCCTTATCACGTTTCGTGACTGTGATACGGGCGACGTTTACGGTCCTTTTTCGCACGAACTTGCGAACGACCAGCAACCTCAATATCGTCTCTGCGAGTTTAATAACGAGCCGTTGCCTGGTGGTTACGTTCGCCGCGCTCGTATGAACAATCAGATCGAGTTGACTGTCATTCGTAATCTTGGTGTTCCCCTGGCCCTCTATCAGGGTTGTGGCGCTCTTGACATCACCATTGAACACTACAATGGGCTTGTCTATACCGGCATTTCTGGCACTTCGACCGGGGATGCTTCCAGCGATGGACACGAAGTTACAATCACCGCAACCTTCCGCGAGATTGACGAACTTCTGCCTGCTGCGGCGTAACGAAACGCCTTCCGATAGCTGGCTCCTATCGGTAGGAATAGTCGCCCTCTCCTTACCTGCGCGGGAGAGGGCGGCGCCCTTTGAAGCGCAGGTAGCGTAGGAATCTAATATGGAAAAGATCGAATTTGAACATGAAGTGAAGATCGGCGAAACTGTCATCGACACTATTACTGTTCATCCGCTGACTTTCGTCGAAATGTGCGACTTGTGGATGACGGCGGTCAGTAGCAAACTCAAGCCACAAACGGCTCTCCAAAGAGCCCGCATTGCGTATCAAACGCATTTTGAATCTGGTGGAAAGCGAATCCAGATCGACGACACAAGCCTAGCCCGCCTCCCGATCCCTGTGGCGAAAAGCATCATCGCCGCTTTGGACATTGGACAAGGAACCGCCGGGACTGTCGCTAACGATGGCGACGGCGTAACATCGTCTGTTATCTATGATCTTGGAACGCCTATTGGTATGAAAACTTCCAAAGGCGAAGATCAGACCATTAAAAGCCTAGAATTTCAGGCTTCGACATACGGCGAGGTTGAAGATATTTTGGCCGCCGATAATGACATGCAGCGAACTCTTGAACTGATCCGCCGTCTTGCAAGACCTGTCGGCTCAAAGCTGACCCAGCTTCCAGCGTGGGCGGTTGACAAGCTAACGGTGGCCGACGGCGTTACGATCATGCTGAAAGTTCTGCCCCGTTTTTGAAAAGCGCCTCTAGCGTCATCGACCGCGTTGAAGAATATCGTTATTTCTCAGGAAGCATCGGTGACGTTAGACCGCTTCGCCTGTCACAATTAGCCCTACGAATTGCTGCGTTCCACAAGGTTCATAAGCAGGCGAGCAAGGCGGCTATAGGCGGGTCGCAAGGAGCTAAGGGACGAAGGAAGTATCGCTGATGCCGATTAGTTTCGTTGAACAAGCAGTCTTAAACGTAACGACCGGCAATAGCCGAGCCCGGATTTCTGCTGTCAACGCGGCTCTTCAAAAACTTAGGGCAACTATTGATTCGATCAATTATAAGCAAATCCGTTTTCGGGTTGCCCTAATTGGCGGCGATACTGTCTCTGATACTCTTAAAAGACTAGCAAACTTCAACGACCGCCGAATTAACATGGCGGTCGGTCTTGTCGGTGAAGAAGCAGTAGCTGAAAAGCTGCAAGCTATTACGCGGCTTCGTAAAGCTGAAATTGATCTTGATCTACTTGGCGTAACAGAAGTTACCGCTAGACTAGAACATTTAGCGCGTCAACGCGATTCTTATATCGACGTTGGTCTGACTGGCGTTAGTGATGCAGAAGCCAGACTTAAGGCTTTAGAGCGTCAGCGTAGCGTTCGTGTAAATGCAGATCTTTTTGGAGCTGCTGAAGTAGAAGCGGCTGTAGAACGTCTAACTCGCGCTCGTCATGTTAATATCACGACTATTCTTAATGGCGCTACTTTAGCGGAGGGACAACTTCAGCGTCTTGAGCGAAATCGTAATGTTCGTATTAACGCTTCTTTGACTGGTGCTGCTGAAATTGAAGTTACGCTAGAGCGTTTGACGCGCGCCCGTCATGTTAATATTACGGCTATTGTTCATGGAGCTACCCTAGCCGAAGGACAACTTCGTCGGCTAGAGCAGCAGCGTGATCTTTATGTTGATGTTGCTCTTACTGGAATTAGCGATGCTGAAGCTAGGCTTAAGTATTTAGAACGGCAACGAACTGTCTATATAAACGTTGCCCTGACTGGTATTACTGATGCTGAAGCTAGGCTTAAAAATCTAGAGCGTCAGCGAAAAGTTTACGTTGATGTTGGTGTTAGTAATATTACAGATGCTTTAGCTCAACTTAAGCAAGTTGAAACTCAGCGTAACGCAGAAATTGTTGTTAAACTTATCGGTCTTGCAAAAGCAAGAGCCGATCTTGACCGTTTGGCAGCAAGTCGTAGTGCTTCGATTACGGCAACTGTTAACTCTTCGCAAATTGTTAATGCTCTTAACAATACTAATCTGCTGTCTTCTACACTGAATTTTCTAAATCTTAAAACTTTCAAAATTAATCTTAATAGTCAAGATCTTCTGACGGCACTTAATAGAGCACGATCTCTTCAACTGCGACTTCGACTGCTACAAAATCAATCTGCTAGGTTGTTTAGTCAATTTCCCGATTTTCGGGGAATGCGCAGCAGCTATTTTGTTCCCGATCTTAGCGGGAGACATTATGCTCCCCCTTCTTCGAATAACTGGCGTTACAATAAGGGCTCCGGTTACTTGTCAACTTTTGAAGAAGGGTTTGACGAGAACTTTACAAACCCCGGTCGCCTCGGTATGCGCGTAGGAACGCTGCTCACCTATATGGTGTTGGGCGAAATATCGTTCGGTCTACAATATGCAGTTATTCACGCTGCTCAAGTAACGCTTGAAGGTCAAGACCTAACAACAACTCAAATGCTTACCCGAACTCCGGGTAACATCGCTATCATTAATCAGGTAGCCAGAGATTTTCTAAGAGGAACAGAAGTTAGGTCGATGTCTCAGACAGAGGTCCGTCAAATCATGACGGACCTTGCTGGAGCTATTCCTGCTGACTCACCTAACTTTGAAAGAATTGCTTTCTCGATTACTTCCGCGTTGGCCGAGGCTAAACTAATTCGGCCTCGATTTGCTGAACAAGACGCTGATGCTCTTGTTGGTATTATTGAATCTGCTCAAATCTCTAATGATCCAGCGCGCGGTGAAGATCTAGCACAGGGCTTCCTAAATGCCCTACGAGTAGCTGGCCCAGAATTTAATTCTAATGCTTTCTTGTCTGCTCTTATTCAATCTGGTCTTGCTACCACGATTGACGGCGAGGGTCTTTTCCGTCTCGCAGCAGCTTTTGACGATCTGCGTCGCCCTATCGGTGGTGATATTAACCGACTAATTGCTTTGTCACGAGGACTTAACGTTCCCGGCGTTTCTAAGTCACAACTTGAAATGCTTGCAGAAGCCGGTATTACCGAAGAAGACGGTGGCTTCCGGCAGCGCGAGCTACTATTTGAAAATCCAGGTCTATGGGCCGAAAGCGTTATTGTTCCGCTTTTGCGTGAGCAGGGCGTTGATCTTAATGATAACATAGCTGTGAAAGCGGCTCTCGAAGGACTTGGATTTATTTCGAGAGAGTCAAGAACGCTTGCTAACATTATTTCTGGTATTACAGAAGCAGCAAACAAATATAAAGAAGTTCTAGGTGTAACAGCTACTCCAAAACAGGCCACCGATAAGAACTTGGCTGCGGCGTTTAGAAACTTTGCCGCACAAATGAACACGTTTACTACTAATGTTTTGACGCCCTTGTTTGAAGCGATGGCGCCAATTCTTAACGGACTGGCAGATTTTACAAAACAACTTGCCGTTGCTGCTGAAGGACTAAGTGCTTTTGATACCGTTGGTATTATCGCAGGGGCTATCTACGCTACGTTTAAGGCTCTTGAAGGAGGAGCCCGAGCTCTTGGTCTACTTGGACCCGCAACGGCGCTTACTGGAAGCGCAAGTGCTCTTACGGGATCGGCGGGTGCTCTGACCGGGGCCGCCGCAGCTCTTACGCGCGCCGCAGCGGCTCAAGCAGTTGGCGAGTTTGCCGACGATAGCTTCGGTGGCCGAAATAATAGACGCCAATCTTGGGTAGGCAAGGCGCTTGCTGCACTTGGTCTTGCTGGTGCGGGCGTTGGTGCAAATAGGATTCTCAATCAAGCGACTCCTAATGTTTCTCAGGGCGGGCGACTTTCGCGGATTGCTAATTTTCTAAAAACAATTTCTGGTCCATTAGTCGTAGGAACTGTAGGTTTTTCTGCCTATCAAGAGTATTTTCGTAGGCGGTTAGAAAATCCAGAGCTTTCGACAGAAGAAACTATCGGCGGTGTTCTTGCTGATATTTTTGATAATCTTTATAAGAAAGGGCAATCGCTCTACAGTGGGTTGCATGGGCTTTTCAATCCTCCCGTAATAAATCCAAATGCAGAAGGATATTCTCTTTTTACGCCTATGGGCGATTTTCCTGCTTCTGGACAGCTCTCGTTTAGTCCGTCTATTCAAGCTAGGCCACCGTCAAGCGGCGAAATAGCTTGGCCGTCTGACTTCGGTAATATACGGCTGTCTTTCTTTCCGCAGCAAGAAGTCGAAGATGCTCTTAACAAAGATCTAAGGACTCAAGAGGAACTAATAGCAGCTTGGCGTGGGCATTGGAACAGACTATCTAGCGAGCTTTCTACTGCTGCTGAAAGAATGCAAGCCCAAATTGATGCACCGCGTTCCTCTACACAATATCCGCAGTTTGACTCACTAACTCGCTCTGTTATGGATGCAGGCGATTGGGTGCGGGATCAACTTTTGAAATCAGGACTAGGTATTGGATATTTTATCCAAGACCTTCTAAATAATAATGTTCAAAATCCGTTCGCTAGCTTGCTGGATCGGATTAGAGAGAGTGCTGCAAACGAACTAACAAAAACGCGAGTAGTTAGCACTGAGCTTGGTGCGGTTTCAATTGATGATCCTTATGGCTTAAAAAGTATGCGGGCTTTTTGGCAGCTACTCTTTTCTCGTCCAATGGAGCAAATTCCGCCATACTCTGGTCTAGCCATTGGAATGAAAGACCCGGCTGTAGTGGCGCAAGAACAGCTAAACGGTCTAGATCGTGTAGCTAACTACTTTGCTCGTGAACTTGTAACAAATACTTACGAGTATCTATTTGGCCCGATCCCCGTCGTCGGTCCACCCCGTGTTCCATTGCCCCTTGAACAAACTTTGTCTGATACAGGGTTTGATGTAGCCAAGTTTTTCAACACTATCTGGGATAACCTAAAAGATCAAGTTCAAGCTAGTATTGAATACAATCAATTTGGATTTGGAAACACTTCTTTTTACGGAGGAATGCTAAATGAACCTACAGATGAATTTAGCATTCTTGCTGAAAGATTAGCAAGGGAGCAACAAGCCCTGTTTCCACCTGAACTTCCTCAAGCTGTGATTCAGGCTAGTCTCGATCTTGCCGCTTCTATCATCAGGTTTCAAACTGATATGGAACGTATCGCGGCAAATCCTGCGTTGATGATGGAAAACTTTACACCGCCAAATATTGAGTTGCCCAGTCCTCCTGATGAATCTTGGTGGCGGCGGTGGTTTGGTTCGACACCTGGCCTTGATTCGTTGATGGGCGGCTCTAATGCAACTGCTCGACTCGAAGACGTTCTTAATACGAACGTCGATATGCTGCGTGAAACTTTTTCAACTAGTGCGACTACAATGGGAACGTCTATTGAAACGGCGGCCGAAGTTTTCGGCCCTGCGGTGGCCGATGGACTTCTTGCTGTAGCGCCAGAGATTGGAAATGCAATCGGATTGGCAGCCGCAGAACAAATTCAACGCGCTAATGTAAACCTACGCGCAACAGTAAGCTCTCAACAAGCTCCGCGAATGATTGATACTGGCGGACCCGGAAGGGGTAGAGGAAATGGCTGAAGCCTGTTATCGTGAACCTTATCTCCCGGCAAGTTACAAGCTGGTGCCCTTTAAGGCAATCAGCGTTGAATCTCAACACGGACGCCGTGGGGCCGAGGGCGAATTTCCTTTTGGTGAAAATACGGCGTATGCAGACCTTGGTCGAAAACTTAGGCGCTATACTATTCGTGCAAGATTTGATAGCAATAATCATGTCCTTGAAGCGGCGGCGCTTATCGCGGCTGTCGAGTTTCCAGGACCGGGTGTTTTAGTTCATCCTACACGCGGCGTTATTGCTTCGGCTGCTTGTGTAAGTCTTAAAGTTTCCGACCGCATTGAAGATGAAGGCGGTGTTACATACGTTGATATGGAGTTTGTCGAGGCGAATAACTGGCCGAACGGTCTAAGCCTCGTCAGTCAACTTCTGGGTTTGGCTATTTCGCCAATAATTGCGACCAGCCGAACAAACTTTAGTGCAACATATGCTCCCACAAATGCACAACCATTTCGAAAAGAAGCTGTAATTAACGCGGCCCAAGATCAAATAGTCGCTATCGCTTCGGCATATGCCGAAGTAACGGCCACCGTTGCAGATCAAACTGCGAGAAATCGCATTTTGTATGATTTGGAAATGTTGGCTAACGACGACATAATGGCTTCTGATACGCAGATAATGGATAAAGGGATCGCGCTTGGTATGAACGCCGTGGCGCTAAACATTAGCGGGCAGCGTCAATTTGAAGTATTCCGTGCTTTAGCTAACGGGGCTGCAAAGACTTCGACTTTTCTAAACCCCGCTAAAAGCATGGAGGATGTAGTATATTCAAATGTTCGTATCATAGCTGCTGCCTATATGGCGCAAGGCGCGTTTGAAGCGCAAGACGTTCGTCTAGATACTATCTTTGAGTATCTTGATGTGATTGATACTCTGCTAAGCCAGGAGATTTCCATTGCCCGAGAAAATTGCAACAACTGCCTCTTCCTTGAACTTACGAAGTTCCGGAATGATGTTGCCACGCAGCTTCATCGCAAAGCATACAATGCGCCTACTCTTATCCAATATAATTTCAACGGGCCAGTCCATCCGCTCGTCGCAGCGTATTCAATCTACGCTGACGGAAAGAAGCATCGACAGCTCGAAGTCTTCAACCTGATCGCAAATAATGGTCGAATTGGTCCTCAAGTAGCCGCTGCGATTGGAGGAATCTAATTGATCCCGCCTGTTGTCATATTCATTGAGCGTAAGCAACTAATCGGTTGGACTTCGCTTCGGCTACGACGAGATAAAGCCGAACTGACGGGTTCGGCAACTATTGAAATATTCATGGGCTGGATACCAACTGAACCCGTTCTTTATGACGCGCAGACTGGTCGTGAAGTTTTAATCTATATCGGCGGCCATTTAGCGTTCACAGGCTATCTTGATCGTCGAACAGATGAAACAGACAGGGTAACTTTGCAAGGTCGCGATCCAGACGGTCAGTTCAATAGCAATGCTCTTTCGATAGCCGAAGGAGCGGTCGGAATTAATGCAGGCCCTAATAGCTATCGGGTGTCGTTTACTTGTCGAGGGAAAACAAAGTATTTAATTGATAGCTCTCACCAAGACGAAACTGGAACGTTTTTGCGCGTCACTAACCGTGAAGTTTTTGAGCGTCTTATCGCACCTTGGCGTGTTGAACTTGATTGGCAGGCAGAAACAATTGGTCTCGATAAAGTTCGCCTTCGTGATGGTGCAGCAGTCAGCGACGAGCTTCAACGTATTAGTGAAATGTCAAGCCTTTACACTTACGAAACGAGAGACGGACGGCTTCGCGTGACCGATTCCCGCTCGGTGGCCACTACCGGCGATCCTCTTGTTTTGGGAGTTAACATTACTCAATTTCAAGCTGAACAAGCACTAGACGCTTCAGCTAGTTTGATTACTGTTAAGGGGCAGCGCATCGAGAGAGGACAGTGGGGTATTCCTGCTGTTCTCCCGACGCTCCAAAGTGTTGCTAATAAAGCGGTTGCGGCATTTATACCTACAACTGTTCATCTTTATGGCGATGGAACAGACCAGCTTTTGCAAAAGAGAGCTGAATACGAAGCTAATATGCGTGCTGGCGAAGAAAAACAAATCCAGCTTCAGGTGTTTTATCTTCAACAGCCTAGTGGCTCTTTTTGGGACATTGGTGTTAAGCACTACGTTGAAATTCCACCAGCGGGAATATATGGAGAGTTTGAAGTGATCTCTCTTGAATACGTTTGCTCGCCAGATAATGTGTTTACGACACTAACTCTGGCTAACCAACCGGCGAGGATTGAATCAGCTTTTTCAAACTCTGGTTCTGACTTTCTCTCTGATGTTCCTGAAAATAGCGAGCGGGATAGACCTCCGCAAGGAACGCAAGACTGGTATTGGTATGGTCCTGATCTAGAACCTTTAGCCTCGCTAGGCGAACCTGTTAACTCCGTTGGTCCAGGTCGAGGCAACCGTTTCTTGTCAGAAATAGATGGACAAAACAGCAACCCGCCACTAGTATTAGACCCAGGGTTTACGGGTGCTCAATGACTAGCTTCACGCGACCCCGTTCAAGAAGTCGAGATATTCAAGACCTTGTTGAACGCGGGATTTGGGGATCGCTTGAATATATTCCAGGTGCTGGTGCGAGCATGACTGTTCGCGGCACCGGAACACTTGACCAAGAAGTTCCGCTCTTTAACATTGGCTACGGCTTTAATCTTCCGGCTGATGCCAATGCTGAAATGATTATGTTGTCTCTTAACAGCGATGTTAACGACAAAATGGTGCTGGCTTCGATTCCTCGCAATCTTCAGCATCCGTGGGCCGAGGGAACCGGCGGTGTTCAGCACCCGACCGATCCTTCTCGTCGCTTAGAATTCAATCAGCAGGTTACTCATCTTACTGATGGTAACTTTGCAATCGGCCCAAACAGTGAGATTCTCATAAGCGTTTCTGGTGGCAATATTTCTATACAGCTATCTGGAAACATTGTCTTTCAATCTTCCGGCCCTATGACAATTCAAGCGCCGTCTGTTGATATTCAGTCTACAACGCTTACTCACAACGGAACAAACGTTGGTGACAATCATACCCATAGCGGTGTTCAAGTCGGCACTGGTAACACCGGAGGCCCGCAATGATAAAGTGCGTATCGCCTGTTCCAGATCGACGCCGCTTATTCTGGGCAACTCAGCCAGATGCTTGCGGATCGAACGAAGTTTGTGGATATGAATGCGGCAAGCCTGGTCTTTCAATTCGCAATACATGCGACGACTTGGGTTGTAATATTACAATACCTGAAGGTTGTCCGTCTCCAAATGAAAATGAAAGTAATATTTCAACAACAAATTGGCTTCGCGGTATTATAATTAATATGCTGATGACAGACGGTCGAAACCCCGATACACCTTGCGGTTATCGTCCGGGTTCGCAAGGCGGGCATTGGTCAGAGAGCTATATCACCAGTGGTCCCACAGCAATCGGAACGCTGCTTAGAACAATTCCAGCAACTGGACGAATTCAGGAAAACATCAATTTAATTGTTGCTTATGCTCAGGCCACCGTTGAGCGTTTGATCGAGCGAGGCGTTGCTGTTTCTGTTGATGTCAAAGGTTCTTATATTGGCGGAAGTCGGATGCAGCTTGACATTACTGTTGTCGGAAGGCAAAATGTAACCGCACGCGTCGGTATAGCTGGCGCTCGTCTCTCGAACGGATGGGTTTGGCAATGACGACCTGTTGCAAGATTGAACGGCCAGACCCGCAGACGCTTTTTAACCGTTACTTGGAACTATTTTCAAACACCGTCCTCGGCGGTGCTACAATTATTCCAGAAAGTAACGAATGGTATGCAGCTTCTGTAAACTACGCTATTGCTGAGGAGTTTTATGCGATTTCCGAACAAGCATGGAAGGAACGTGACCCCAGAACCGCGTGCTGCGAGAATCTCATCGCTCTTGCGGCGGCGGATGGAGTTTATCCGCTACCTGCTTCGTTCGCGCAAGGTTTCATCAAAGTTACAGGAACTCCGGGAGCCGCTTTGCCAGCCCCGCTTGAATTCATTGTCGGTTCGCTAACCTACGTTACCGCAGCGCCTTCTCAGCAACCGAATCAAATAGGCCCAGATGGAACCGCTGTAATTAGGGTTCGATCTTTGACCGCTGGTGAAATTGGTAATCAGGCATTGCAAACTGGAACGTTAAATCAAAATCTTCCGGGTGTCAATAAACCTGTCGAAGTTTGTGGTGCTTCGTTTTGCAATGGTGCTCCCGCCGAGTCTTGTGAGGCTTTTCGCGCACGTTATTTGAGACGACTTCGCTATCAACCGCGTGCTACAAATGCGTGGATAAGGGATAAGCTGTTGGAATGGCCTTGTGCAACGCGGGCTCTTCAACGCGCGGGTTCTTGCTGCAAGTGTTCTGACTGCGAACCGGCTGGTGAGTGCGGTTGTCGAGACTGCGGTGGAAAACTTGAATTTTATGTAATGTTTGATAACACTTTTCCATGCGGGATTGCTCCGCAGTCGGTGATCGACGAGATTAATCTCTGGATGTTCGGCTCGCCGCAGGGATACGGGCTCGGTCAAGTTGAGGTCGGTATTTGCGGCGCTATCGTTCCGGTTCGTCCAATACCGATCAACGTTTTTCTCGACATTTCGGACTGCGTATCAACATCTCAGCTCAAAGCCGTTGATTCCTTGATTCGCGAATTCTTTACGACTATCGAGCCGTCGCAGCCGCTGTGGACTCGAACACTAGACGCGCTTCTTGTTCAGGCTCTTGGCGCACAGACTAACTTTGCAGTTCGTTTTGAGCTAGTCAACGACTCTGACCGAGAGAACGCTTACGTTGATGGATGTGGAATCGAGCCAGACTGCGACTATCTTCCATGCCTTAACGAATTGACAATCGTTCGCCCGGAGGATGTAGGGTTCTGCTAATGTCAACGGCGGCGCTATACTATGGAATAAGCGGATTAAGGTTAACCTCAGAGGGAGCGGCGCCTGTCGGTCGTATAGCTGGCGACTTCTGCTGTCCCGACCCCCTTTGCGTTCCGCTTTGTGACACAATATGTTCTTTTATTGATCTGCTTCCTTCAGGTCCGATGTGGGATTTTGCAAAACTGGAAGCTCGTCAAATAATTCAACAAACCGCACCTAATTGCGAAGGCCCCTTCGAGCCAGAATGCCTTTCGATGGTTTGGTATGGCGTCTACGGTGGCCTAGTCCTAAATGAAATGACAAGGACGATCCTTTGGCCTGCAATTCGCGAAGCTAATCCAGCAACTGCCGTTACAACTATAGACGATTGGCTAGAACGATTTGGTTGGGAAGATTGCTACAGGACACATTGTAGGACTTTGGCCTCTTTTGGATTATCGCCTTTTGAACGTCCAGGTGATTGCGGACCGATCTATTGCGAGCCAACGTTTAGCGACGAGTTCAATTGTGCGCTTAAACATGCAATCCTCATGTCACTAGCTAGGGCTAGACGAGGAGTCATAAAGACTCTTGACGGAATTAATTGGGTATTGGAGCCACTTCGGGCTTCCGTAAGACCAAGAATTCCATACCCGCAAGAAGTGCTCGACTATCTGCAAGGTAACTGTGATGCTGACGAATACCCATGCTTTTGTGATGAAGTCGAGTTTGAGATATGTCAAACAAGCGAATGGCTCCCCGGCTGTCCTCCCTTGGACGCTTGCCAAGAGCGAAGCCCTGATGTTGCTATGGCTCAGAACTATCAATGCGAGCAAGGTGATCCTGTTATCGTTGTGTATCCGGCTGTCCTTGCAGCCGAATGTATTGCCCGTTCGTTGCTGAAGAAACAGTGCCCTAACATTCTCTATCGCTGCGGAACCTAGGAGAGCGAAATGTCCGGAATTTTTCCAAACAGCGGTGTTCCTGCTTCGGATGCACTGAACACTGTGAATGTCGATACCGTTAACTGCGGACCGAATGGAGAACTATTCCATTCTACCTCACGTTGTCAACCTCGATTTGACCCGGCAGCCGCAAATGCGATTATGTCGGAAATCCTTAATCTTGTTGCGGGAGATGATCCGTCTGACCCGTGCGTTTCTGGCTCTGGTCTTGACTATGACTGTTCCCGGCTTGACAACGCTCGTCGGGCTGTTGTTGAAATTGCTCGTCGAATGATCGTCGGCGGACACTATGTTCCTACAGCGGCGTCTAATCCAGATGACGCTCTTCAAGTTGTTTACGAAGTCGATTCAAACGGATGCGGTGCATTTCGCACCGCTCCGGCAGCCCTTACACCTGTTCTTCGGCGGCTTAGCGGTCAAGGTAGTTTGAACATGGCCGACGTGCAGCCGCTTCCGCTGATCGCTCCGTTTCAGCCTGGTCCTGGTTCTATTGTCATCAACAATCCATTTAATATTCCGATTGTTGTTGATCTAGAAATGAAATACATTATGCAGCTTACGGCGGGCGGAAATGATGGCGTCAGATTTGAAGCAAATATTTTCATTGATGGCGTTCCATCTGGTGTGATGAATGCAACAACTACGGGTCCGCTTCGTCCCGAAAGTCTACATGATTTCTTTCAGATGAACTTGCGACAGTTTATTAATGTCCCTGCGCTCGGTTCTCGAACTATTACACATAGCTATCGCGTTTTTGTTCAAGCAGGCGCACCTGTCGATCCTCTGTCCGCAATGCAATTTGCAGCTCTCCAAGCGTCTTGGTATGGTGTCGGTCTGGAACTTGTTTAATAGGAGCTAGATATGCCCGGCATTATTCCTGAGCCCAGCTCGGGGGCAGTTCAAACTCGCGATCCGCTAGGTAACTGCCTCAATCCACTCAACGTTCAAAACTACTATTGCCCATCGCCGAATTTCACTTCGTCGTGCGCGATCTATTATCTTCCAGAAGGATGTTCAGCTAGAATTACAGCCGCACAGATTAACGCAATCGAGGCAGAACTCCTCTGCCTTGCTGAAACGCTTAATCCTAATGGTAACTGGAACTGCGGAGCGGTGTGCAACCTTTCTCAAATGTTCCAGCAATGGCTCGCTGGCAGCTATGAAGATTCGCTGCTTGATTGGATTCAGACACATCTCTGCAATCGACCTTTCGACCCTGATCCAGCAACAAACTTTCCACTCTCTACAGCAATTCTTTGTGATGGAAACGGAAACATTATTAGGGGGCCGATTGGCGGTAACGGCCCGCCCGGACCGCCCGGACCCGCTGGGCCGCCCGGCCCGCCCGGACCCGCTGGGCCGCCCGGCCCGCCCGGACCCGCTGGGCCGCCCGGTCCCCAAGGCCCCCAAGGCGACCCCGGCCCCGCTGGCCCGCAAGGCCCCCAAGGCCCCCAAGGCGACCCCGGCCCCGCTGGGCCGCCCGGTCCCCAAGGCCCCGCTGGCCCGCAAGGCCCCCAAGGCGACCCCGGCCCCGCTGGCCCCCAAGGCCCGCAAGGCGACCCCGGCCCCGCTGGCCCGCCCGGCCCACCCGGCCCTGCGTTCACGCCATGCACCGAACCAATCGTTAATACTTCTGATCCGAACGACTATGTTCTAATTTGTCGAAACGGTCAGGTTCGGCGTTTGGATATTGACGCGGTTATTCCAAACTTGGTAAGCGTTCAAGGTCAGGGCAACTTGCCATTCCCTGACATTAACGCGATACCCATTGTTCCGCCTGCGTTTACTCCAGGCCCAGGCATCATCACTATTAATAACCCGCATCCAGTTCCAATCGTTCTCGATATGCTATACCGATACCACATACAGATGCAGGCTGCCGATAACGATACTATTCGTTTTGAAGGCCAAATATCTGTTAACGGTGGCGGTGGGCCTCTCGCTCATGCTTTAGCATCAGGTCCAAACGGTGCAAGAATAATTGTCGATACAACTGACTTGATACTCAGGCAGTTTGTTCTTCTTCCTGCACTCGGCAACGTAACGATTCAGCACTCTTATCGTGCATTTCTCGGTATCAATCCGCCGGTTAACCCAAACACGAACATTATTGACAATAATCTTAATGTTTCGTGGCACGGAGTTGGTCTAATCCCGTAGTAGGAGTCTTAAAGATGCCTTATATCCAGAAACCAACAGTATACGAAGCTGTTAAAGTCAATAATGCTGTTCGAAAAGAACCGCCAAACTGGCTTAAAGATCACATCAATGCGGGTAGACTTTCTTTTGAAGAGAACAAAGTCTATATTAAACACACCCGCTGCTCCCAAGATCACGAAAACCACGATACTGTCATATCCTATCCGTTCTCTAACGGAGACTGGATTGTTCAGCTTGACAGTGAATTAATCACTGTTTACTCAGATGAACTGTTCAATCAATCTTTCGTGGAGGCTTGATATGAAAGAAGAGATCTATTTTCTTGAAACGCGCTCGTTTTGGGCTGCGCTGCTTGCTGGCTTGACAGGTCTTGCCCAAACCCAGAATGCAAACTTTCTTATTCCTCTGGCCACCGTGTTGGAGCTGTTTGGTTTGATTCCAAACGCAGATGAGTTTGTCTCGACCTTGATGCCGTTTTTTGAAGCAATCGGCCCGATGATTACGGCGATCTTTGGCATTTGGGCTTACCTAGAACGCATCTTCGGAAAGAAGAAGGTTGTTTTCCATCGCGTCAACGCCTATCCGCCCCACGGAGGCCAGCCATGACAGCTTTGACAACAGAACAAGTTCTGCGGCTACAAGCTGAACTAAACAAGCGCGAATTCAAAGGCTACAACGGAAAGCCTTTGAAAGAAGATGGAATTTTTGGTCTCAACACCAGCACCGCTGTAATCGCATTCAAAAGATCAGTTGGTCTTTCCCCTAACGATAATGTTGGACCTGTTACATGGGCAAAACTAACAGGTGATACATCTGGGATTAAGACTGCAATCTTGCACGAGCCAGGTGCTGATCCGCCGTGGTATAAAGAAGCCTTGGCGATGATCGGTAAGCATGAAAAGAAACATAATCGAGAGTTGTCGCTGTGGCTTAAAAGTGACGGATCAACTGTAGGTGATCCGGCCGAAGTTCCTTGGTGCGCTGACTTTGTGCAGACAGCATTGCTCCGGGTCTATCCAGAAATGGATATGCCGGACAATCCTTTCCTATCTGCTAATTGGGATCGTTGGGGGACAGCAGTTCCGCCACAGCGAGGATCAATTCTCCGCTTTTGGCGCGAATCGCCTACAAGCTGGAAAGGGCATCTTGCATTCTATGCCGGGGAGTCTAAAAATAATTACTATGCTCTTGGAGCAAATCAAAACGACCAAGTTTCAATCGTGCCGATTTCTAAGCGACGACTTGTTTCATCGCGGTGGCCGGTCGGCCCCAAAGTTCCAAAACCAACCGGCCGAAGAGTTCAGATGTCAGGTGGCGTCATTAGCACCAACGAAGCCTAGTTTTCGCATCTACCTTTAACGCGAAATGCTACTTCTACCATACCCGTAGGCAATCGTTCGACGTGAACGGTTCCAAACAGGTTTTCATTTTCGGGTCTGTTCCACCAGGCCCGAAGTTCTTCTACGGCCTCTTTAGTTGTTTTGCCGTAGAAAAGATAGCAGCTAGGAATCGGTGGATTTTCACCAAGCTGTCGCTCGACCTCCAAGGCGGTTAAGCGATCATATTCTTCATATGGGTCTCTCATAAGTCTCCTCCACTTTACGCTGTTTGATTCCTGAAATATTGAAGAGCGCGGTTAACCATTTCTAGATCAGTTTCTTCTCCGCGACCTTTGTAATTAAAGACAGGATACGTTCCTTTGTCGTCAGTTTTTACTTCCATATAGAGCTGCAACGGCTCTCGTTTTTTCTCTGACAAGATGACAAGTTCGTTGATTAGATCCGCCATCTTTTCCAATAACGTCGCTATGTGCAATACTGAAGACTCGTTAAAGTCTATGTTTTCATAGCGAAGTTCGTAGGCAAGGTTGCGAACATCTTCCTCGGTTGGATAGCAGTCGTCTGGAATGGGGCAGAGAAGCCGTAGGTCTATTGCCATTACATATCCTCCGGTGCTCGGAATGATTGAAAGGTTGGAAACCTAAGTTTGTCTTTGACACCTTTTGGAAAGTATTGAAACTTAGCGACCTTCCCAATGATTTGATCTTGATTTTCAAGATAGTATTTACGAAGATCAGCAGTCATGCGACCGGCGCTGATCGTTACAATGGAACCTTCTGAAATTGTTTTGTCGCCTATCTTGATTGATTGCAACAAGCGAACATCCATAGTCCCGATCATCCCGTTTGGAATCATATTCTCTTGATGCGTGCTTCGCTCCGTGTAACCGAGCGGATTTGTCGTCGCCTCGTTAGCGTTGTGCTGTCCCTCGGCCACCGATTCGACAACGCCCTCGGCGTCAGCAAACCGTTTAATTCGCAGCATCAAACCTTCTCGGACGGTGCAGCGTCCATACTTGTAGTGCCCTTTCGGATCGCGAAGAATAGTTCCTTCATAGCCTTCGGCAAGCCAGCGATCATCCAACCTTTCAACGGTGGCCAGATCGTTAATTTCGTCTGTAGTTGGAACTATTGAAAGATGTTTTCCGTGCTCGGGATAATCGCGATTGATTTGAAGAATACGACCATAGGCTTGTTCAAATCGCCGCGCATATGGAAGATGCTGTGTTTCTGGCGTCACATAGTCAAAAATGTGCCAGAGCAGCCAGGGTTGCCCTTCATGTGAAGAAACCGCGCTCGTTGTCAATCGGCACAGATCAGGATGTGTTCGCCGCTCGGCGGCAAGTTCACCATCAAAGCCGCGGAATATTTCTTGACTGAAATATTCTGTAATATAGCGATTACCAAAGGTCTTTAGGCTTCGACCCGTGAAAACCCCGCTAAGATTTAGCGCCCGAACTCCGTCAATCTTGGGTTGAGCCATTACCGGGAACTTTAGCTTGTTTGGTTCCCAGTCTGTAGCCAGCATCGGTTTCATGTAACTTCCTCTTTAGATTGTCCGCGACCTGAGCAGCAATCGCCGTGAATATTTCGTATCCAGTCTGATTAGAACTCGTCGTTATCCGACTCTGCCACCGAAGGTAGTCCATGTATCTCATCACCTTCGCACCAAAGTCTGAACATTGCTGCGACGACATCGACCATTTCTTGACGAACGTGAACAACAGAGTCTCGACCTTCCGACGCATGAACTCCAGCCCTGACTAGTTCACCGGCTTCTTCTGCAAACTTAGTTAGCGTGTAGTTTGGCTGCGGAAAAGTTTCCGCAGCAGCGATAGCTTTTTCGATACCATCGTGAATAACGCGAGCAAAACTTGCGCGATTCTTAGCGGTCATTGCTTTCATAGCACCATCCTTCCCATCCGTCCGGTTTTCCGGGACAAACTGCTCCTGAATTTGCGGCCACATTAAGAAAGGCCAGAACCAGTCCATGACTTAATCCTATTAGGAAGATTAGATATACTGACCACCAGAACCAACTCATTTTAACGCTCGAGAAAAACTTGAATTCCAGAAGCCGCGTGCAATTCTTTAATTGCAAAAAGACAGTAGTCTTCAGTGCTTACACCTTTTTCGTTGGCCTGCATTACCTCAGTTTCTATTGCATACATTGACAAGGCCAAAATCAAAGCAAGTTCTTCGTCAGTATAGGCGTCGTTAATTTCTTTACCAAAGAGCGCAACTAGATCGGTAAAGTCAGAACTAACGTCTTTGTCGCAAATATCAGCGATAGCTGCAACACCGCCCATTAGACGAACAATTTCACCAAGCGAAGGCATGGCGACAGAAACGTTGGCCACCGATGCGAAAGCGGTGGCGAGGATTGCTTTGCGAAACATAGGTATTCTCCTTGTGCTACGGTTTCTTAAGGGCCTTGTATTCATGCCCTGTTTGCCCTATTCTCCAAGCCTAGCAGATAGTAGGCCAGAAGTCAAGCACTAGTCTATATCTCCCCAGGATGGCCCGAAGCTAATGTCAAATCGAACAGGCACAAGAATTTGTGGCACCGCTGTTTCCATGACATGCTTGAACTCCTTCCAGCACGGTGCCGATAGATCATTACCGTTTTCATAATCAAAATCTAGTTCGTCGTGAACCGTTAGGCACGGCATACCGCAAGCGTCATCTGCGAAAAGTCCAGCTTCATAGGCTTTCACCATCGCAGCTTTCATTACATCTGCGGCACCGCCTTGAAGTTTTCTGTTCAAAGCCTTATGGGTAAAGGCGCGTTGGATATTGAAAGGTCCATACTTTTGACACGCTGCCTCATAGCTAAGAACCGTTCCTTTATCGTCAAACTCTTTCGCTGTCCATCCGTTAAAGTCAGACTTTCTACCCAAAATAGTTTCCACATAGCCATGTCGATTAACCTCTTCGGCGGCAGCTTCCATTGTAGCCTTTGCAAATGGCAGAGCTTCGTGATAACTGCTATACATTAGCTCCCCGTCTTTACGATTTAGTTTTGCACCTTTGCTAAACTTAATCAAATCGGAAATGAGCTTTGCTTTACCCATTCCATAGATAAGTCCAAAGTTAATATTCTTCACAGGGCGTCGCTCGAGCTCAATAGAAGTTTTTGTCCGAATAAGCTCTTGAGTAAAGACATGATAGTCTAGATCAGGGTTAGTGTTATAGTTCATTCGCAGATCATCAGCACCAGGACCGACTGCATGATGTGCGAGCATTCTGTATTCAATTTGATTGTAGTCGCCCTTAATCCATAGCTTTTTATTCGTAAAAGCCTTGCGAACTTTCTTACCAATATCAGTTCGAACAGGAATATTTTGCAAGTTAGGATCAGACGAAGCAAATCGTCCTGACCTAGCCCCGCGCTCTGATCCTTTTAACGGATGAAAACTACAATGTAGCCTACCATTAATATTCTTATCGAGAATATATGACTTGACAAAGGTATTACGAACTTTTTCGATTCGACGATATTCTAGGATCGCGTCCGCAATAGGATGATCCATAGCTTCAAGCGTATCAACAGAAAAACTTACGCGCTCTTTGCCGGTTTTACGATCAACTAGTTTTGGAAGATCTAGTCCATTCCGCTTAAAGGCGCTGGCCACCGATTCGGATGAATTCGGGTTGACGGGTTGACCTGCAATTTCCTTTAAGGTTTTTTCAGCTTTATCAAGATCAGCCCCGAGTTCATCGTAAAGTTTGTTTGCATAAACTAGATCAACAGGAGCGCCTCTAAATCGCATGTCAACAAGAAGTCGGATTAATCGGCATTCTAAATCAAAGACTTCAAGAACACCGCGACGATGCATTGCTTCCCATTGATGTTTTATTATCGCAAGCGGAAGCGCCGCGTCGGTCTCAGCGTAAGGACCAACAAGCGATGGCGGCGCTAAATAAAGATTCTTGCGCTGCTTTTCTGTTGGCAATCCACCAAGCCAACTAGCCAGCCAATCGTAAAGAATACTACTTTCTTTGCCCATCCCGAGATATTTCTGACCAAGGGCTTCAAGAGACACATCTGGAGACTCAGAGTCAAGTAACGCTTCTGCAAACTGTATGTCATATAGCTTGCCGCCAACGTTGATTCCATACTGTTTGCACCAACCGACATCATAGATCAGATTTGCTCCAACTTTAGCCGTAGGTTTCTCTAGCCAGTATTTCATAAAACCGAGAACAGCGTCTAGGTCCATATTCATTTCAGGTTGTGTCTCGTGCGCTACTGGAAAATACCAGCTAGAGCCATCTTCGACGGCGCATGAAAAGCCTATCAGATTGCCGCGATTTCGCGCCCATCCCGGCCCCGCGACAGTCAGTTCCGGGTCTTTAGCTTCTATGTCGAAACCGATTACGTTGGCCGACGAGAGGTTAGGCCATTCTGTAACAGGCTTCCATCCAGTGTCGGGAATCGGAGGGCATGGCCTAAGCTGCTTCTTATAGCCTGTTTTACCTTTGGGCAAATCTTGCCAGAAAAGACCAACTGAATCTGTTCTCATGGACGCATTCCGAGCACCACCCCACGAAGTCTTCCTTTACGAAAAGGACAGGGGTTTGGATAGGCGCTTAGGTCTATCTGCTCGCTTGCCTCGATAGCCATGCGAAGCATATCATATTTATATATTCCATTGCTCGTCAAGTTATTTATCTTATAGCTTGCTCCTAAGCCATCAAATTCTTGTGTATGTATATATCCTTCTCGCAAATATACCGTAAGGTCTTTTTCTAAGAAAACTTTGATCGTCTCTAGTGCCTCGACAAAGTTATCCGGCACAGGCACTAGGTTATTGTCAGGTTGATTCAAAATTGGCTCTACATTAGGCCACTCTGTAGTGTAAAGCTGCGATCTTAACCATCTATTATTTTCATAATGAAATGTTATTGAATTTTCATCCATCTGAATGGCGACAGGCGGCTTTTCAATCCTCAATAGTTCTCGCAAGGCTTCAATAGGGATGTTGGCGACCACCGGAAAAGGTGTCCCGATCCAATATTCTACAAGACAAACGTTATTTGTAGCAAAAGCACTACTGCCTTTCAAAAGCATACCATTGGACCAGGGCCGAACGGCGTCGGTCCCGATAAATGGCATGACATTCTTAACGGCATCTAAAAGGTCTTGCCCGTTAATAGGAACTATTGCTCCTGCGGGTTCGATCTTATGTATTTCTATATCTGCGCACTCAACAAACGTTCTAAAAGGTCCAGACTCTACTCGCAATCTACCTTTATCTGTCATTCCAATAGACATCACATCGTTACAGCGCGCAATAGCGTTCACAAGCGGTATTGCTAGGGGCATACATTCAACGTGAAAGTCGATTGGACTTGAAAGTGCAATAATTCCGTTAAAGCTCTTTATTACACCTTCCTTAATAGAAAAGTGTTTCATTTCAGGAAGTAAGCTCTTTGGCGAGATACCTCCCCGAACAAACCGCATCGTTTCAAGCACATCCATGTCAGCCCCTAAAACAGATACTGGCTCATTGGCATTTTTGTTGTTCGCTCTTGATGTTTACGATTGATATTATTTTGAATACTTTGAAACGCTTTAAGATTGTAAGCGGCACGACCTAGATAATGATCTTTCAAATAATCAAGATCAAAACCTTCTTGCTTAATCATTTTTGCAATGTGCTTTTGCTCATATTCAGATAGGCTATTAAAATGAGCTCCTTTTTCGTGTCGATTTGGTGAAGTATTAGATACATGCAAAGTCCCAAAGCCAGGAACTAAAATAGCGCCAAAAGATGCTATTTGAATCCAAGACGTAGAGTCAACTGACCACCAAGGGTATCTTTCCATAATAGGAATCGAAGTAATACCAAATCCGTGAACTTTACGCTTTGGCTTTCCGTTCTTATCTAGGATATGTCTTGACCAGATCATATCAAGCCAGCCAATAAGCTCTTCTGTTCTACGGCCAACGCAGCCGCCAATAGTAATGTATTCGTAGTTTTTCAAATACCAATCAAGATATTGTTCGTCTTCGCCAAAGTGAAAACAAGGTAGAGGATAAATACCTTGTTTTTCCATAGCCATTTGATTCTGCCAAGTAAGAAGCGGATCACCAATGCCGTCTAAAACAGAGGCCATAAATACCCCGTCTTCGCACTTAACAATATCCATGTTTTCTTTTAGAAAATTACAATATTCATTCAAATCAATAGTAGCGCCTAGATTCCAGGCCGAGAAAGCTCCTGAGTCAACAAAGACCTTTATACCCGTAGCTTTTAGTTCGGCTAGGGTATTTTTGAGCAAAAGATAATGATACGACTCTAGGCGATTCTCAACGTTGCGGGCAATTTCTATTAAGTAAGGATCAGTCAACCTTTCGTATTGCCGTTGACCTTCTCCAAAGCCAAACCAGAACGTTGCCGCAAGATAGATCTTCATAGGATCACCAAAAGTTCAGCCAACGTCGCCACCCTACAGCCTGCCCCGCCTGCCCTACAGCCTGCCCTACAGCCTGCCCTACAGCCTGCCCTACAGCCTGCCCTACAGCCTGCCCTGCGCCCTGCCCTACAGCCTGCCCTACAGCCTGCCCTGCGCTCGATGATCCCACGGTGGCC